AATTGACAATCCGTTTCTCTTCTGTAACTGTTAACACAGACACAAGAAAAATGAGAGCGCACTGGACACCAGAGCTTGCTCAGGATTTGGAAGCATATCACTCAATTGACGCTGAGGCTGAGCTTACAGCTCTTCTTTCAGAACACGTTGCAGCTGAGATTGACCGTGAAATTATCATCGACCTTATCAATGGTGCGCCATTTAGAGCAAGATGGGATTACAATGGTCTATCAAACAACGCTAACTTCTTCGGAACACAGAAGGACTGGAACCAAACTCTTATTACTAGAGTAAATGAGCTTTCAGCACAGATTCATAAAGCAACATTGAGAGGTGGAGCTAACTGGATTGTTTGTTCAGCAGAAGCAGGAGCAATTTTCGATGATCTTGAATACTTCCACGTAGACGGATCAGCAGCACCAGAAGTTGACAAGTACAACTTAGGAGTTGAGAAAATCGGACAGCTTGGTTCAAGATATGTGGTTTACAAAGACCCTTACTTGCCAGCACAGATAGTACTTATCGGACATAAAGGTTCTACCTTTTTGGAAGCAGGTTACATCTACGCTCCGTACATTCCATTGCAACTTACGCAAACTATTTACGATCCAAACGACTTCACACCTCGTAAAGGAATCATGACTAGATACGCTAAGAAAATGGTTAACAACAGATTCTACGGAGTTATCTATATTGACAACATCAACACTTATTAATCATAAGTGTGGAACATACTAAAAAAAAGGGAAGCAAAGCTTCCCTTTTTTTGTGCCTTATATTTTTATAAACAAAAAACCCTGACCGTAGATGATCAGGGTTTTTTTTAATGTGAGGTAAAACCACCCCACTAATAAAAGAGTGTTAAGCTGGATGAAAGGTTGTGTTGTTATTGTTTGTATCTGTACATCCTTTAATATACCCTTCAGGATTGAATCCTGATTTACTATTTTTTACTGACATCCACCAAGTTTTCATTTCTTCTCTCGAATATTTTTTTTCGTAATCTGGATTTCTCTTACATGCAGATAAATAATGTTCTTCAATCAATTTAACCCATTCTTTTTCGTCTTTCATTGTAGTAGTTTTTGAATAGCTAAATCAGCTTCTATTTGAGTTAAGCCAATCATTGACTCTGTTTTTATGTATTTTGATCTTAATAACTCATCCTTCATATCCAGATTGTCATCAATTATTATGAAATTATCTATTTCTAGAGGAGGGTTCTTTAGAAAATGAGTTATTCCTTCTTCTTTATTTATCCCGATTGATGTAAGACCTAGAATACTATGCTGATAAATACCTCTTTCGTAGAGGAGGAGGTTTTTTATTATTTTAAAGTCATAACTATCTTTCCAATTGGAAATAAGAATAATACCTGCCTCAGAAGTTAAAAGAATTCTATTAAGTTCTGTTATGCAACCATAAATCGTAGAAGATTCATGAAATACTCCAGATGACATACAATTATTGAGAACGCCATCGATATCTAAAAAAATTAATTTCATTAGATAATATACAAATATATGAAGGATAATTAAAGGAGATTCAATATTCTAGTAGATATATTGTTTCTAAATTTAGATTCATGTAGATTATCTGAAACTAATTTATAATATTCTTTTTTGACTGGAGCTTTTAAAACATCCATCATTTCTTGCGAAAGACTTCTTCCATTCATAACTGATACAGTTATGAATTTTATTTGATCTTCAGCTTGAAGATATTTAACTTCAAATGTTCTTAAAAGATAATCATCTTCAAATCTAGATTTAGCGTAAATTTTTCTTTCAGTAGCCTTAAGAGTTTGAAATTCATCCATATTTAACTGGAACTTAGAATATGCAATTTTTTCTACAGCTATTAACCTTTGTTTTTTATTCAAAAACTTAAATAAAGCAAAGTCGATCATATTACTATTTCTTTGCATGTGACGCAAAATCTGATCGAATGTTAAATATTTGATCTCATAATCCTCAAAAGTTCTTCTAGTAGCAAGCTTCTGCGTGAAGTACAAAAGTGTCTGTTTTTTAGAGCAAAAATCTAATTCCTCTTTAGAGAGATCAGCGACTATTTCTATCATTCTATCAATGTAGGCGGTCTTTTCTTTCTTAGAGAGACTTTTAAATATTTCACGAGTGTAATTATGCACAATTTAATCTATTTACTATAAATATCCCTATTTATTTAAAAAGAGAAAATGATGTCACATAAATCAAATTTTATAGCTTTTCCATTAACTACAGGAACTTACGAGACTGGAGTATTAGGAAATGGAGTAACAGCTTCTACTGTGCATGCAGTGTATTGTCTTACTGCTGGTAATGCAACAATTTCTGCATTAGGTGGAGGAGCCGCATTTACTTGGGTGGCTACAGCTGGTCAATCAATTGACGTAGAAGTTGGAAGATTCGTAGTAAATTCAGGAACCTATGTAGGCTTCAAAGAACACTTCGGATCAGGAAGAGTAAACAACAGTAATATTAAACTTTAATTCATAGAATATGTCATTGAATGTAGGACAGTGCGCAACAGGATTAACACTTTCGGAGAGGACGGAGATATACAATTATATTCGTCTAAAGTTTGGGGCTTCAACATTAGAGGTTGAGCTAATTGATGCTGACCTAGAATATTCTATATGTGATGGCATTAGAGAATATTCTACATGGGTTAATAGATGGACTCTACAGAATCGTTTAGGGGAGATGTTAGGACTGCCTAGTGAAGTTGATTTTACGCTTAAATACATTTCTAATTCACTTTATTTCGAAAGATCGTTTGCCACATCTATTGCAGAACAATCAGGTTTTGGTGCAAACTCTGTGAAGGAATATAAAACGGATTATATTATTTTAACGGGAGGTGTACAGACTTATACTGTTCCAGCTGGAAGAGAAATAGCAGATGTGCTGTGGTACACTCCTTCTTTTATAAATTTATTTGGTCTTGATCCATTTGCAAATCAAAACATTGCATTCTCAGAATTTGGAGCTTCTTTTGCTGGTCATACACTTTTTCATGTAATGCCTGTATTTGACACTATTCTGACTGCACAGGCTGCGGAGCTGAGAAATAGAGTTCGTGGCTCAGAGTATGCTTATTCCATTCATGGAGGGGCAAATGGAACTAAGATGGTACGATTATATCCAACTCCTAGGATTGGTCAGTACGGAGGGAATAATAATGTTGGAATTGGTGGTGGCGCAGGAACACCCGGTTCGATGTTTTATCGTTATTATGATAGAGTTGGAGTCGCAGGTAATTCCTCCTTTTCTGGAAATTCAGGAAACCCTACATGGACTGCTGAAACGATCACAAATACCATCGATGGGGTGACTTACACTACTGATGAACAAGGAAATGGTTTAGTAGCATCACCAGCTGATGCTCAATTGGATATTATCAACTGGGAACAATTAAATTCTAACGCTAAGCAGTGGGTTAGAAAATGGGCATTAGCAGAATCAGCAGAAAATTTATCGTTCATTCGTGGTAAATTTGATGAATTAGCTATACCTGATGCTAGCGTTAAGTTAAATTCCGATCCACTTATGAGCTTTGCAGAGAAGACAAAAGAAAGACTTTTTAAAATTCTCGATGATGACCTTGAAAAGTTATCATACAAATCAATTATGGAAGACAGAGCAGCTGTACAAGAAGCTGTACATAAGTCTCTGGGATTCGGGCCGATGGGGATTTGGGTTTATTAATTTATAAAGGAAATGTCAAACAATTTAGATCATACAGGAAAGCAACCAGACATGATTAACATCATTGGTGCAAATTCAAAAGGTATTAAAAAATTCTTTACAGCAAAAGAAGAGGCTTATTTAACTAAAACAGGTCGTGAACTCAGTGAAACACTGCTTCAAGAGGATTTTGTTTTTTATAAAATTGATCTAAAACGTACTAAAACTAATAGATACGGAGAATCCAAAGAGAAACGATATGAGAAAGAAGTTGTAGTCAATGGTAGAATAAATGTTGAAGCTGTTGAAAATATGTACCATGAGGATGGTGGTCTTCTAAAAAAGGGGTTCGGTATATTTAATGCTCACTGTTACATTGAACATTTAGAAGAACTAGGTTTGGTAGAGTTTAATGAGGGTCAAAGGCTTGTTTTTCATATTAAAGAGGGAGATTTTATTGGATTTAAAGGACAGTTTTATGAAATAAAAGACAATGGTTCTCAAATGATCAACAATCAAAGTTCGCATGCAGGAGATAGAAGATTTGCGACCACGATCAAAGCTGTAGAAGTTGGTGAACAAATCTTTAGAGCTAGGTAATCTCTATAGTACTTTAATAAAACTAAGAGTATTATATCGGGGCAAATATTACTTCCTGACTTAGATATAGCTTAAATTAATTTAAGCAAAACCAAGCTCCCTAAATCCCTCATTTTAAAACATGAGTATTTTTAGGAGAAAGGTCTAAGTCAGGATTACTGGTGTAAAAGCTAGTCTAAGACCTTCATTTAGCACCCTTAAGTGTAATATTTATTAATACTACTTCCTTTGTCAGTGTAGTCCCTACCTTGTGACCAAGCTCCCACAATGAACACATTAAAGCGGAAAGGACGCTGCAAATATAAGATTTATTTCTAATTCTAAAAAAAAAAATAGAATTATTTACTTTAAAACAAAGATATGTCTACTCTCGATAACCAAGCAAACAGCCACGACAACAGGAATGAGAACTATAATCTTCTTCCTCAGCCTTTATTTCCAGAAGACTTAGATTTTGGATTAAGAGACTATATTGAGGGTTGGAATCTTTCTCTTTATGATGGTTCTATTGGAAGTCAGAGGAAAGTTCCTGTAATTATGCTTACTCAAGAGCTTTGGGCAGAGAGGAAACTTAATTGGAAAGATATGAAAAATGAGGATGGTCAAGAAATTTCTCCACCTTATATGGTTTTAGTTAGAAAAGCTGTTGTTCAAGGTACGGAACCTATTAAAAGAAATATCCCTCTAAGAAAAACATTTAAGTATGTGAAGGTTGCAGCTTTCGATGGAACCACAAAAGGTTTTGATTATTATAAAATTCCTCAAGCTGTAAGAATTGATTTGTTGTATGATTTAAAATTTGTTTCTTCTTTTATGGAAGACATAAATTCTTTTTATCATCAGTTACATAAGTCTTATACGCATGGACATGGATATATGGTTATTAATGGCTACCAGATTAGATCAATACTAGATGGTGATTCATCTGAAGATAACCAAAATGGAGATTTAATGAATGAAAGATTATTTCGTGTAAACTCTTCTATTAGATTACATGGAAAAATAATTGATCCTCAAGAATTTGAAAAAGTAAGAGGCGTAAAGAAAATAAAATTTAACATGCAAGTTCAGAATAGAATTAGATAATTCTATTCTATTTACTATTAGATAAAGCTTAGCCCTAATAAAAATGGCATTTTCGATAAAAAATGATACTTCAAATCCAAGATGGATTAACTATATAGTAGATGGACAACCTAAAAGAGCTTTCTTTAAAGCATTTGAGGAAAGACTTATAATTGAATTAGATAATGCTGATCAAGTTAGCGGTAAAAGATCAGATGCTTTGAGAAATACAATTGCATTAAATCCTAATTCTTTAAATGCTGCCCTTATTCAATCAAAGGGAGGATTTATTCAAGACACTTCTGACGGAGATAGATTTGGTGGATTTATTTCATTCCTTAACAATGATTACACAAATCTTACTTTAAATAATTACAGAAGTGCTACAGCTTTAAGTTTATTTAGAACTACTGGAGATGCTCCTTTAGGTTTAGGAACTCAGGTTTTTAACCGTACTACAAAGAAATTAGAAAACATTAATGGTTTTTATTCAATGGATGATGATAATATCGTAAGTGTATCCAATGGTAAGGTAATGTATGGTTATGATCTTAACGCTGGACTGACCAAGCCTTATTTAGCTTTAGGAATTTACAATTTGCTTAATAGAAATAATCTTAGAGTTTTATCTAAGGGGCAAATTGGAATTGCATTAATGAATTCCACCATGACAGGAACTACAGGAACTACAGGAACTACAACAATTGTTACTGGAGATACTGGGACAGGTTTTGGAACAGGAAGCACTCAGGTTTTTGAAAACTTTAATTCTTACACTATTAATTGCGCTGCTGGTTCAGTGATTATTTCAGGAGGAACAACCACATACTATGGTCAGTATGGGGTTGCATATAACACCGATCCTTGGGCTGTGGTTGGAAGTGCTACTACAGTTACTTGTTCTGGAGGTTCGTTGGTTGTTTTTGGAATTGCAAGCGTTCCCGGGAATGCTCTCTGGGTCTCAGGTGGTACAGTCTGGTTATCTGGATGCACAACTGGTGACACCATGTTTTATAATGACTGTTCATATGAAAGTTTCCCCCCTTTTACTTCAGGAACAACTACAGGAACTACAGGGACAACTGTGGAGAACACAGGGTCAACTGGTTCTAGTTGTTATACAACATTGGATATGCTTGATTTACTATCATGCTATGGCTCTCCAACATCAGGCGCAACTAGTGGATGTACTATGTGGGATTTTAATAATAATGGAAACGTAGATAGTGGTGATTTACTATCATTACTTGCTAATTTCTGCACTAGTGGAACTAGCTCGTAAAAAAACCTACATTAATTGGTTATTACTAAAAAAAATAAACTATTTACTTAAAACTAAGCCCCTAGATGGGCGGGTTTTAAGTAGATTTTAATAAGAAAAAAACATAATATAACATGGCTTCAGTATTTGTTTCACCGGGTGTATACACCAAAGTTCAAGACTTCACAGCCTTCGCATCAAGAGTTGGTATAACCAGACTTGGTATCGTGGGTAGATTCCCAAAAGGGCCAGCTTTCGAAGCGATTGCTGTTCCAACATCGGGAGAGAGGTATGAAAGGTTTGGTGCTACCAACTATGATTATCCAGCAACGTATGTTGCAGACTCTTTCCTTAGTCAATCAAATGAATTGACGATTTCAAGAATACTTGGAAAATCAGGATTCACAAACTCAGGAGCTTGGCTTGTTATTGCTGATGTCTCTAGCACATATAGTGGAACTTCTACTACATCTGGTTTAACATTCACTGACACAGGGCTTGCTGCCTCTACAACTTACACATATACGTTTGAAGAAGATGGTATCAACCTTATAAATGGAGCAGTTGTTGTAACTGCTGCTACTCCAAACATTAATGTTAAGTTTAGTGGAACTATCACAACAGCAAATATTATTGCTGCAATGGCATCCTCTACTACTTATACTGATTTAGGTATTACGTCTTCTGTTTCAACAGAGACAACATACACAGGGTCTGATGGTGAAACTATGTCACTTGCGGTTACAGCTTTGGAACCAAAAGGTTCTAAGTCTGGAGCAACACTAGCTGTATTGAGAAGTAAGAAAAACCAGATTTCTGGAAATTATTACTTTGATGAAGATACTGATATCACAATCGGATCGATTGGATCGACAACCAACCCGCTCACTGATTTCGTATTATCAGCCGCTACCGGACCACTCACCGCTCAAACAAATGGGTACACTGTTTCAGTTGATGAAACTAAAGCATCTTATGTGGCGACAGCATTTGGTAAATCAGCAAAAGTAATTGCAGGTCTTGAGAATATGTATGTAGAATCTATCTACCCACACTTCGCAAGAGAAGCTTATAATAGAGGTGAAATCACAGGGCTTAATCCATCATTGGTTTATGTTAATACAGACCCATTCACATCTTATAGCGCTGATTATACTAACGCAAAAACACCTTGGATCGTTTCAAGAGTAATCGGGGGAACTGTACGTAACTTGTTTAAAGTTCATACAGTATCTGATGGTGATTCTTCTAATAGAGAGGTTAAGGTTTCATTCGCTAACATCGACATTAACAATAATAGATTCGACCTTATAGTAAGAAGATATGAGTATGGAGATTCTGCGGGTCTTGGTCAATCAGGATACGAAAGATTCTCTAACTTAGAGTTGAACGAAAATTCTTCAAATTACATTGGGAGAGTTATCGGAACAACTGATAAAGTTTATGATCAAGTTTCTAAGTATATTACAATTGAAATGGCAGAAGCCGTTCCAACCAATACTGTACCAGCTGGATTTAGAGGATATGAAGTAAGAAATGTGGTTACTGGCGCAACAACTAGTCAGCCAAACATCTACTACAAAACTTCTTACCTATCTGGAGACTCAACTAGTAGAACATATATGGGAGTTTCAGAACTTGGATATGCTTCTATTACTAGAACTGAAGCTGCCGTTAAGACAGCTGCTCAGAATATCGAGCATGATTTGTTTGCATACGCTGGATCAGTAACTTCTGATAAAACTACTCTAAAAGGATTCCATATGGAGAGTGCTTCTGATTCAACATTGTTTGATTCAGGTGAGATTGCTTCAATGAGTGCCTACACAGACACTAGTGGTCTTTATATTGATAGAGCTAAGCTTAAATTTACAGTTGTACCTTACGGTGGATTTGACGGTTGGGATAAGACAAATGTTTATTCTAACGCTTATGAAAGATTTACAGATGTTCATACATCAGATGTTCAATCATTTAAGGATGCATTAGATATCTTCGAATCTGACACGCAAGTAGATATTAATTTACTTACTACCCCAGACATCGATTATTCTAACAACCTTTCACTTTGTAGGTATGCACTAGAGATGATTGAAGACAGATCAGATACACTTTACATCATGGACTCTCCAAGAGTTGGTGATATCAACACTAATAATAACAGTGCTGTATTACAAGTTATCTCTGCATTTGAAGCAACTGGATTTGATTCATCATACGCAACCACATACTGGCCGTGGCTTAAGACAGAGGATACAGCTTCTAATGGAAGAATCGTATTCTTATCTCCAACCTTCGGTGTAGTTAGAGCGATTGCATATACAGACAACAAGTATAACCCTTGGTACGCACCTGCTGGAGCGTTGAGAGGTGCGCTTCCAAACAATGTTAAGAAGCCAGAAATTATTCTTTCGAGAGATAATCTTGATGATCTTTACAACGCAAGAATCAACCCGATTGCATTCTTTACACAACAAGGAACGCTTATTTGGGGACAGAAGACTATGCAAGTTGTTAATTCAGCACTTGATAGAATTTCAGTTAGAAGACTTGTATTAAGACTTCAGAGACTTGTATCAGCTGCATCATTCTCACTAGTGTTTGATCCAAACGATGAAACTCTAAGAGATCAGTTCAAAGCGAAGGTAGAGCCTATCTTACTTCAGATTCAGAACCAAAGAGGTATCTACGACTTTAAAGTTGTAATGGATGACTCTAACAACACGGCTGAAACTATGGACAGACTAGAGTTGATTGGTAAGATTCAAATCAAACCAACAAGAGCTGCGGAGTTCATTGACTTGACTTTCCAATTGTTACCAACTGGAGCTAACTTTGATGACTTTTAAACGACTAACAATCAATAACTTATAATAGAAAAAGGTGGTATTTAAACGATACCACCTTTTTTATTGCCTTATTTTTTTCTATCTTTGCATACAAAGTTAGAAAGTGTGGATGAAATAATACTTATTAAAGTTGTGGTTAAACCAAATTAGGGTTGTTGAATTTATTGATTTAAATTTTACAATACTTCCGACTGGTTCAGATTTTGACGATAAAGAAAAAAAAGATGGAAATAGATAAGAAATTACTCGAACAAGCTATTGAGCTTTGGGGTGAACAAGCTCAGAGAGAGATGGTAGTAGAAGAAGCGTTGGAATTAGGGTTAGCTGTGATGAAGTTAAGGCGTTCAGGGAAGCCCGAAGAGCGTATGGAGGCAGCTATAGATGAAGTTGCCGATATGAAGATAATGGTTGCTCAGTCAGAGATATTATTTAACAAAGAAGCTATCGATAAAAGGGTTGAGTTCAAAATGGATCGCCTTAGAAAGAGGGTTGAATCTAAAGAAGTGTTTTTAGATTTGAATGGATGGAGTTCAAGAGCTAATGGTTTACCTGAAAAAGATGGCGATTATCTGGTTATTCATAATCGAAATGTTGTTATCCGTGTTTACAACAGTTATCATAAATGTTGGGATCAAGAAGATGGGGATGACCATTTCTGTGATTTGGATCAAATTGAGTTTTGGAGAGATATTCCAAATCACCCACAGCAAAAATAAAAAGGTTAAGGAAATTTTATGATTTAGTATGGGTTGATATCCTCTGCTATTCGAATTGATATTCCTCCCACTTGAGGGATAGACATTTTACCACCTCCTGTATAGGTGATTTCAAATTCTCCTTTATATGTTCCTGCTTCAGAGGTGTCAGCTGCGCTCCATGAGTATTGGATAGTTCCTGCTGATATGTTTGTAATTTGAGCTGTTTGTGACATAACCGCATAATCTCCGCAATTATCCACCATAGAGAATGTAACTCCTGTGGCCCCCGCTAAACTCATCATTTCTCTTTGACCTAGATTACCCTTACCAAACAAACATACCTGTAATACAGGTAGAGTGTCATTTTGTTTAATTAGAAATTCGTTTCCTAGAGCCATTGTTAAAGTTTAAATTCTGAGTTATTGATTTCAATCACTATAGGTTGTCCAATATCGAAAGATACTGTTCCTTTAGGGGTCAACATAGGGTTTAGTTTAAAAGTTGTCTTTAAAGTCTTTATAGGGGTTGTCGCGGTGTAGTTTAGAGTAAATATAACATCATATTCATCATTCGAATTATAAAGTGTTCCATCAAGTAAAGCATAATACACACCAGTTGAAACTAAAACTACTGAAATGTCATTTTCAACTAAAACTTGTCCTTGAGTTACATTGTAAGTGTTTGCAGTTATTGAGTAAGGATTAAACAAAGTATAATCCTCTACTGTTGTACTTCCGCTTATAGTGGAAGTGATACAATAAAATCTTCTATATACTCTAATCTCAGCCATAACTCTCCTATATATCGCACAAAAGCCAGTATATACTAGCTCTTGTTCAATTGATATTTATTTTAAACTTCTTAGCTTTCTAGGAGGCATCTATCTGGTTGGATAGTGATGCTAATCATAGTAAGCGCGTCATCTCCATAGTCATAACTATCGAAACCAGCTACTGTAATTTGACAACCGATAAGTGTCCACTTCTCAATTGCTACCCCAGTTGGATCAAGTCCGTTAAGGATTAGGTTCTTTTTATAACCTACAGCGTAACCTTTACGTCCAGTTGTTGATTCGAAGTGTAGTCTAACCCACTCCATAACTTTCTGTGTAGTGGACGGGCCGACAGTATCAATGAAAGTTACTTCCATTGGTTGCCACACCGCACGACCAGACACGAAAGTCGAACTGTTCATGTAAGGTATCTCGATTGAATTGATATTCAACGATGGTTTCTGAACTGTTTGAACTAAGAAAGATTCAATCCCCAATTCGGTTGGAAAAAGAAGCTCAAAGTTATTCTTCATTTTTGGTTCGTTTTCAACAGGAACCGATCTATACATTTCAGGCATTTCTTCTTATTTTTTAAGAGTTAATTCAATAATAAATACTATCAAAAAAATTTTTAAGAACCGCACTCGTTAAGAGTTTTCTTTTTTCTATTTATTAAAAAGGAAAAGACATGTCAATTAACGTTACAGGTGGGTATTATATTATTCCTTCTACAGGAGTAGGAGGGTCAGCTACGATTTTGTGGTCTTCAGGAGGTACAGTAGCAGTTGTCCCTGCGGGAGACACATATTCATTATCTGATGTAACGATATTAAATTATTCAGGTGGTTCTGTGTTCACTGGTATAGAACAGGGTCAAGTAAGAACTCTTACTCCAGCTTTAGTTTTAGATATTACTGGAGGTACTGTGGCTCAACTAGCTCCAGAAGGGGCATATACTTTAGGTTCTCCCTTAAGTGTTAGTGTTGTGGTTGAAAATTCAGATGGCTCTTTTTCTACAGGATATACTCAAAACGGAACGTTTGTGTTTCCTAATTCTACGGCTAACACTTATAATTCAAGTGGAATTTTTTTAACTGGCTTCACTATCCCTTCAGCATTTTCAGGTCAAAGTATAATATCGGATTCGCTTATAAAGAACACGGACGATTCGTATCAAGTCCTTGTCCCAGCGACTTCTGGACATACATTGCCAGATATCGACATCTTGGATGGAGCGGCAAATATCTTTCAGACATACCCGTCTGTGTCAGCTTATACCATCCCTGACTTTA